AATCTATCATTTACGTCTGAAATATTTTTTATCATGCCTGACAATACTTCAAATGCACGTGGATGCTCACTCTCTCGAGCAACTTCAATCATTAATTCTAAACTTTGTTTACCTTTTTCAACAAGTTCATAATACGTATCACGAGAATATTTGTAATCATTATCAACATTCTTTTCTTCAGGTGGAAAAAATTTATCCATTTCATTTTTATTATTCATTTAAAGTAACAAACTCTCGATTTTTAATATGTTCTTTCTCTATATCTTCTTTTGATTGTCCGTGATATGCAACTGCATGATGTTTTTCTATCATATAAGTATTTATAGACTTATCGGTATAGTTACTTGTTCTCCATAACTCACCAAGTATTCTACCGAACTTACCTGTTTTATCTTTATACGTTTTTAATATTATTTGATCATCATCTAACATTCCAGTTAAAAAGTCTTTTGCAGCCAATCCATATTTTTTTTCTTCTAAGTCACGGGTTCTCGATTCTGGAGTATCAATACCATATAATCTAACTCTCTCTTTATGTAACCAAACACCGAAACCAAGATCAATATCGACATCTACTGTATCACCGTCAATTATTCTTACTACTTTACATCTATATTCATACATTATGCGCTATCCACTACTGTTGTTGTAAAACCAAAATCACTGTCAGCTAAACCAATTACACTCGTTGGATTTGGAGTTACTGTTATTGTTTGAAGACCCATATCTGAGTCTTTCAATCCTGAATTAATATTAAATACTTTTGCCACACTACTACGAATGACAGAATTATCAGCAATCGGACCATGATAACTTATCTTCATTTCAAAATCAATGCTGTAAATTATTGTACGTCTTTGTTCCATCGCTCCTTCAAAATCATCTGAAAAAGATACGCCTTGTATAATTACTGGTATATCTTCAAGTAAAGTCGGATACTCTGTTGAAAAAGGTTTTATAGTAATAGAATACTGTGGATTAAACGTTGGTAAAATTTGTTCAACTATTTGTAATGCATCATCTTGTGATTTAGCATATGCGTTTAATTGAAAGTTTATTGAGTACGGAACGGGTGTAAAAAACTTTTGTCTTTTATTTACATCTGCGTTTGATGATGTGGTATTAAATGTAGTTGTTTTAGCAAGTTGTCTAGTGGCATCATAAGCAATAGATGTTATTTCAAATGACATTCTTGGTAATTTAATAGCAACCTTTGTATCATCATTTAAATCTGGATTTTCTCTTACTCTTTCAAGAAATTTTTGTTTTGGTGCATAAGATAATGGAACTTTAACTTGGCTTATGACTGCCCCACTTGAATTTTTTCGAATCACATAAATGTTATTAAACAGTCTACCAAATAAGGCAACTGCTTTTTTTGTTTTTTCGTGATAAAAGTGACCGCCAAACATTAGTTATTACTCGTATCTCCAAATGGATTTGTTTCAGAAAAATCAATAAAATCAGTTGCTGTAGTGAAATCCGTATTTTGTTCATTTTCTGAAAGCTGATTATCTTCAACTACTAAATTAATTATTCCACCTGCACCAGTCTTTAAACCTATAACTTTCTTACCAACAGTGAAAGCATGATATTTTCCATCATCTGCACCAGCATGTATTAAATGAAGCTTATCATCAGAATCTGAATATTTGGCAACTTCGGCTCTCATTAAAGTATCACCGCTAACACTAGTGATGGTTTCACCAATTTCGAATGTTGATGGTGATGGTGAAGCAAATCTAATGATTGGATTTGTATAATTTGTTCCTGGGTTTGTTATAGTAAGACTATCAATTTCACCGCTGTTACTATCTATTGTAGCAGATATCGCACCACCAAAACCATTTTCATCTGCAATAACAACTGAAGGTGTTACAAAATAGTTTGAACCACTATCAACAATTGAAACACTAGCTAGCTGTCCACTATTTAATGTTACACTTGCTACTGCACTGTCACGTGCATTTGTTAATGTAAGTACATATTTATAAGCATATCTTCTTTCGATATCATCAATTGTATCTACACCTGTATCTAAATCTTCTCCAGTATATTCGAACAATTGACATCTTAATTTATAAACTGGTAAATTACTTAATTGATAGAACGGCATCTCATGTTCTACATGAGTTATTTGAAATAAAGATTTTGAAAGTGGTAGATAAATTAAATCACCTTCAGAGGGTCTTGTACTTGTTATTTCATTATCATATCTTTGTACAGTTTGTTCCCATCTTTTTCTTGCAACAACAAAAGTTGCTTCATCTCTTATTTCTACACCAAATCTTGTAAATAAATCTCCTTCACCTTCAAAACCTTCGGTGTTTTCAATATACATTTCAATAACATGTGATGAATTAAAACTTGACTCTGGATCATCGCCAAGTACTCTATCTTCATTTACAATATCTCGAGGCAAATAGTATACATCTTGCCCATACATTTTCAATGATTCAATTACAATATCTTCGTATAGGTTTTGTTCTGACTTTACCTTTTGACTAAAATATAAATTAGTTGCCATGTCATCCTACAAAAAAGTCTGGTGGAAGTTCTTGCTCTAATCTTAAGTTCTCTCTTAATCTTTCAATCTCGCCTGTAGCATCATCATATATTTGTCTTCCATTTAAAACGACTCCTCCCGGCAACTGCATTCCGTCAAACTTAATTAAGTTTGTACCCCATTGTTGTTTTATTAAAGCAGTTGTATATTCTTTTACAAACATATCATTAAATACTGATGTATGTGTATTAGGATCTACAGTGGTGTAAACTTCCGCAACTATGTAATCACCAGCTTTTATATCATTATCTGCAAAGTCTCCAAAAATATATAATCTATTTTGTCTTCTTGCAAATTGAACTTGCGGATGACCATTTAACTTCATGTCAAGTAATGACAAGTATTGTTGCATTTGTTCGTAGTAAGCTAAGTCACCTGCAAAATTCATTAAGTCTGCAATATCATTTAACATCATTTGATATTTAATGTCAAAAAAGTTTCTACTAGTATTAAATGAACTAGTTAAAGGAAACATTTTTGAAATGAATATGATATCAGATGATATTGGAATATATTCATTTGATACATCTGTGGCGGTTATCAAATGTTTCAAGTACGTTCTAACAGTAGCATCAGAATGAAACTCTTGATAATATTGTAACGCTTCATCTACTCTATCCTCTAATTGATCTTCATCAACATTGATTTCAATTACTGGATCACCGAGTCTTCTTTTACAATAATCTATAAGAGTTGCTCTTGAATTAGGAGTTGCCATTTTTAATCCTTTATTTTATTCTATTTATAAGGACTTGCTCCTAAAACATCACTATCCCATGCTGCTTTTAACGCAGTTATATTAATTGCATTAGATATTGCTGCAGCCGCTGGTGCGTCTCTTAACTTTTTCTTTTTAGCCACACTTGCAACTTTTCCATCACTGTCATTAGCTTCTGCTGCTTTCATCCAAACAACATCTTCTGCTTCAAGTAAAGGTCCTCTTACTTCTCTTATTTTATCTTTAAATATTTCTTTTGCTGCTGTTAAGTCTTCAGTGATAGCAGATTGTGAGCTATCAAATACCCATGCATTTCTAAAATGTCTATCAGATGGCATGGTTGATGGAGTTGCAGCAATCACCCCATCTTTGTCTTGAATCATTGTAGTCATTCTTTTCTCCTTATGCTACTTCTTGGTTAATCTTCCAAGCATTACGCCACGTTCTATGACTTGGTAGATTTTGTTTTTTGCAAATCATTAATCTTCTACGATTTGATTTTTCATAATCTCTCCACACTCTTTGTGGTATGTCTTTCATAATTAAGTATTCAATTGCTTGTTCTTCAGTCATCTTATCAATTGGTTTAGTATTATGTAGTAAATAACCTCGAGTATGTTTCTTAAAATCCGGTTTTGCCTCATCCTCTGCTAAAGCCCAGTAAACTTCCACTGGTGGAAGTATTCCACCTTGTAAAGCACATGCCATCCAGTTTGGATCAGGTATTGTAACTTTAGCAGGTGCATCTGGTTCTTCCGGATCTTCCCATACTACTCTGTAATCGCTCTGCACACCGTCTAAATTATCTTTAGCCCAGTGCAATCTATTCCATAAATGTATCCCTTGAAATTCAGGTGTTTTAATTTTTGTATTTAACTTCATTAACTTATCCTAATCCGTAAACTGTTACTTCACCATTTGCTAAATCACCAGATGAAGCTGCAAAACGAAATCCATTAACAGCATCTGTTCGATTAGCAAGTGTTTGTCCCCCTGAGTACATACCTCCTCCATGTAAGGCACTATTACTTGTATACCAATTTAACGCACCCCACATAGTTGTTTGAAATGTTGTATTATGTATATCTTTTAGATAGAACCAACCACTCATAAACTCGCCAGTTTGGTTTCCAACATTATTATAACTCATTGCAATAAATGTAGCTCCATTAGAACCTAGAGAAACACTATTTCCATTATTTGTGAACTCATATCCATAGTAACCAGAATCAGATCTAAAAGAAGAACCTCCATCAGTACTAAATCTGCCATACATAGTTATGTTATCAGTAGTAGGCTGCATTCTCCACATAATAAAATAATTATCATAAGTACTGCTTAAAGTGCTGCTTGTAATATCATACTCAGCTACTGTACTAGTCCAACTAGCATTTAATAACTTAACCATAGCGGTGCCAGTAACAGGTTTGTTAAATGCAATGTTACCAGTTGTAGCATCAAGCGATATCACATCACTGTCACTATTAGGTATCTGAATCTTATTTACTTTAAGTGTGCTTACCACTTTTTACTCCGGTTTCTTAGGCCATGTAATATTACTTAACGAATCATCACTTGGTGTTTGTTTCGTGATATCTCTTAGTGCTTGCCTATAAACTGTCATATCTGAATCCATATTTACATCAGACATTCCATACCAATCTGTTTCAACTAAGAGTTGATTACGTTGTTGTCTTAAAGAAGCCATTCTACGTGCAGGTGCACCATCAGCCCATTCTTGTTCTTCAAGATCACGTGCTTTTTCTTCTTCTGCCGTAAACTGGATTCTTACTCCATTTACCATTTTAAATCTTGGCATTTTTTTCTCCTTAACTTCTTAAAAATCCGTAATGTACATATCCATCATAAGTAATCGTACTACCACCACCAGCACTACTATATAACTTAAATTGATTTGTGGTAGTAGTTGCAGTTTCCATTACGTGACCATCTTCATTGCAATATACATCAGATCCGCTAATACCATATCTTTGCCAATGTAATGTAGTTTCTTTTCCAGAACCTGATACTGCATTATTATACACATCAATAATATAAGTACTTATTTCGCCAATGACGTTACCCATGCCA